CTTTGGTCTTCTATAGTTTCTTTTTATGATGGTAACAAGTTTGCTAATGCTGTAAATTCTATCCCTGAACGTTTTATTCGTGGGAAGTATTCTGGCATGTTAGCTGACTTTGTTTTCCGTCAGAGGTTGTTGAATTATTTTAGAAATCAAAGTAAGTATATTCTACTTGCTTGGATTCATATTATATTCTTCACCCTTGGTCTTTTTGTCAAATTTCCGAATGCTTTTGTTGCGTTTTGTATTTGCATTATTTACTACCAAAGTTTTATCTTTACTGTAGGTTTCGTTAGAAAGTGTCGTGAACACGTATATGACGAGATTCTTGCAGACTATGGTGGTTATGATGTACGTAATATGTTTAAAGTTATTCAGAATTATCGAGTTAAAGCTGCCGGTACTATTTGTGTGGCTGCTGTTGCACTTTTCAAGTTTTATACTTATTATAAAAATATGAGTATTTCTGTTGAGTCAGCACTCGATCCTGATAATAAGGCCGAAGCTGATGAGAGATTATCTCAGATCAACCCTTGGGCTGAATTGAGTACTGAACCTTTGCCAGTTTCGACTGTTTCGAAGAGTTCTTGTATTGAACGTAGCTTGAATGCTATATCCAATAATCTCGTCTACGCTTCCTGGATTGAAAACGGAGTGCGCAAGTTTAGTAATGCGTTTTTCGTTAAGTCCAATTTCGCCATTTTTCCTTATCACATGATTCCAAAGTATCGTTCACAACGTGATGGTCTCATTGTTGAGTTTAAGAGAAAGGAAGATGGTGTGGTAAATAGTGGATTCTATTCACCTTGTGCTTTTCACACTGCTGAAAGAATTCCTGAGACTGATCTAGTCATAGTTCAAGTGCAGAACGCACCTAGTTTTGCTGATGTGACTGATTGGTTTCTTATTGAACCGACTGCTCGTCAGTCTGGTTTGGTCAAGGAGATATGTCGCTTGCGCGATGGATCTCTTGTATATGACAATTACCGAGTGTCTGCTTCTATGGTATCCAATAACGCTGAAGGTTCCGGCCTTCCCCGTTTTTTGGGCTCTATGCATAATACCAAAGAGTTGACATTCGATGGACGCTGTATGGCTATCCAACTTCTTGATACCAAGAATCCTTATATTTTTGGTTTTCATTTGGGTGGTAATAAGAAATATTTAGCTGTGTCTGGTTGTTTATCGAAGAAACAAATCGATCTTGCAATTATGACAATGACTAATGTTTTGCCAGAGGCGTCGAATTCGGATTTTCCTCAGCAAATGTGTGGTACACAGGTTGTTACATCTTCGGATGTGCACCCTAAGTGTCCAACACGTTTTTTAAAGCCTGAGGATTTGAATTCTGTACATGTATATGGTACTGCTCCGGGTAGAGCTACGTATCGTTCTTCTGTTGTCGACACTGTGATTTCTGAAAGTGTTAACAAGAGATGTGGAATTCCTCAGAAATGGGGACCTCCTAAAATGAATGCTACGAAAGCTCATCGTGATGCTTTAATTATTGCTGCAAATGCTAGCTCTGGATTTGATCCAGAAGCTTTGGATTGGGCAATTGAAGATTACACCTCTTCTATTATTACTAAATTGAAGCTTATCGATGCTGATATCCGGCCTTTGTCTCATATTGAGTCAGTTAATGGTATTCCAGGTAAAAGATTTGTGGACCGTATGGTCCGCAGTACATCTATTGGTTTTCCACGTACAGGTAAGAAGAGTAAATACTTCACACCTTTGGAACCTACTGAAGAATATCCAGATGCTGTTGATATGGATGAAGAAAGCATGAAAGAAGTAGAACGTATGATTTCTTGTTATAAGGACGGTAAACGTGCGCACGTCTGTGCACGCACCGCCCTAAAAGATGAGCCTACAAAGCTCACTAAAGACAAGACTCGTATATTTTATGTTCTTAATGCTTCCACCCAGTATCTTATTCGGAAATACTTTCTGACCATTTGTGCAGGTATATCAACTATTCCCTTGGAATCTGGTTGTGCAGTTGGAATTAACTGCCAAGGTCCAGAGTGGGATGAATTGATTTCACATGTTTCACAATATGGTTCTAGCAATATTTTTGCTGGTGATTATTCCAAATTTGATCTTCGATTACCTTCACAGGTGATTAGAGCTTCTTTTAAATGCTTTATTAAAATTGCTGAAGCTTTCGGTTATTCGAATGAGGATATTATGATCATGAAAGGTTTGTGTGCTGATATTTCCAATCCTACTATTAGTTGGAACGGAACTCTCTTAATGTTAAATGCACTACATCTGTCCGGTAGCAGTCTTACTGTTTACGTGGGCACTATTAGTAGTCAATTGATGTTGAGAATGCATTGGTTTGACCAATGGCATCACACACCATATATTACCGGTATACCATATACTGTAGTTCCAGCATTTAGAGACTTTGTCTCTGCTGTGGGATATGGAGATGACCTTTTCGGAGGTGTCTCTAGTGATGTAGCTGATATCTTTAATCACATTACGTATGCACGTTTTATGGAAAAACATGGAATGATGTTTACCATGCCTGATAAAGAATCGCTACCTGTTCCCTTAATGAATATTAATGACGTTGATTTTCTGAAACGCAAATCTCGCTTTGCACCCGAATTGGGTGTTAGAGTGGGCGTGTTGGATGAAATGTCTATATTTAAATCATTGCATTCTGTTTTGCTTTCTAAGGAGTTGACTCCTGATGAAGCAGCAGCCATCAATATTGATGGAGCAATTAGGGAATTTTATTTCCACGGTAAAGAAGTGTTCGAAAAGCGCATTGATGAATTGCGTTTGGTTGCAAGTGATTGTAATCTTACGGATCGTTGCGTTAATTTGAATACTACTTTTGATTACTGGACAGCCAAGTGGAACCAGCGCTATAGAAATGGCCCTCAAGTTGATGACAGAGATGTCTTTAAACCTGATGAGATTGTTTTCATTGCGCCGGAATGTGGTCAAGAAGCTGTGTATGACACTGTTGAACACTATAGCTTCTGTAATAATTCGAACAGTTATTTTTGGTGGGAACCTTGTCTACTGATCCTCAACATGTTTAGCGTTTTGTTCGCTATGATGTGGTTGATTTATGCAGATAAGTATTACCTACCTAGGTGGGATAAGAGATGGTTGTATATTATCGCCTACTCCTCACTGCTCGGAGAAGGAACTCTTTTTCGCGCTCTTGTGTCATGGGTTTCATTACCTATGTTGCTTAATATCGGAATCTTTTTCCGGAGTGCTACTGAGTTTCTTCTCTCATTACGGGATGATTAACCTTATTAAATCTGAGCCGTTCGTCACGTCTCAATAATGTACAAAGACGCTTGTGTATTGGATACCTGTTATTGTATTTAAGTATATATATTTATTTTAACTTGCTTGCATATTGTGACATTCCCCTCGTGGAATACTCCTATTTAGGAGGGCTTAGTCAGCCACCTTGTATATACACGCTCTGATGTTTAATTCGCACATCATGAGTTGTAAATAAATTGAATTACTGATAATAAAAATAGTATTGAAAAGAACGTCAACTCTAATGTTGACATGAATTACGTGTATAGTCGCTTGCCTAATCAGCAAGATGAAGCAATCGTTTCGTTTTCTAACGCCGATAATGCTTGGTCTACACATGTTAATGCTGAACGTGACGCTACCTTTAACGTGGGGTATCGTCAGGATGGTGATTTGGGAGCGTTCCTCTCTCGTCCAGTGAAAATTGGAGATGTAGTTTGGAACTCTGCCGTGCCACTATCTTTTGAGATTGATCCTTGGTCCAATTTCCTCAACAACATTAACGTTCTCCGTCGTTTGGAGAATTATTATTTGTTGCGAGGAGATTTGGAGATAAGTATCATGATCAACGGAAACGGGTTTTATTATGGTCGTGCTTTGGCTGCCTACAATCCGCTCAAGCTTTTTCGGAAGTTTGATACGGATCCTGGTGATCCATTGTACAATATTCAAGCATCCCAGAGACCTCATGTGTTTTTGGATCCAACCACCTCTACGGGTGGTTCTCTTTGTGTGCCTTACTTTTGGCCCAAGAATTGGATGAATCTCACTGAACGAGATTATGGGAAGCTTGGTACTCTTTCTATCACAGAAATTAATCCACTAAGACAAGCTAATAGCGGCACTGGTGCCGTTAATATTGTAATTTTTGCTTGTATGAAAAATGTTGAATTGACTATTCCTACAGTTAACCCTGTTGGTTCAGTTCAGCCAGAAAGTGGTAAGGAATTTCTTGTGATGGAAGAACTCATGCTTGCTGAAAAGCAGAGGCTGAAGAAACTTCGTAAGAAGTATAATCATGCAGTCTCACGCTATATAAATGCTAGACTTGAGTTCAAAACTGCTTTGGCCTTGCTCGAACTTGATCCTCTTGAGGAAGGTGACGAGTTTTCACTTGAAGCAGATCTCAGCCTTATACGGCCTGAGTCTGGTTCTATGAAAATGGCCAGTAATGGTAAAGGAGACGAGTATGGGAAAGGAATTATTTCCAAACCCGCCTCCATTATGGCCAAGGCAGCTGGAGCTTTAACAAATGTTCCTGGTATTGGCTCTTATGCCTTAGCCTCCAAGATTGCACTCGATGGTGTTGCAAATATAGCCCGTATTTTTGGTTATTCTCGCCCACCGATCGTTTCTAATATCATGCCTACCAAACTTATTCAAGGTGGTGTGATGTGTAATGTGGATGCTGATGAGCATATTGTCAAATTATCACTTGACACTAAGCAAGAACTTACTATTGATCCACGCACAGTGGGTCTTGATTCTGTTGACCAGATGTCTTTTGCACATGTTTTACAGCATGAGAGTTTGGTCACTTCCTTTGATTGGGAAGAAGATGATGATTCTGAAGATGTTCTGTTTTCTATGAACGTCTCACCTGTTTTGTTTCGTTCCACTGGAGTGTGGGGTACAAATACAGGAAGAGCTGCGATGATACCCATGACAATGGTCTCACAAATGTTTGAACATTGGCGCGGTAGTATTATCCTTCGCTTTCAGATTGTTGCTTCTAATTTCCACAAAGGTCGTATCAGAGTTACGTATGATCCTTATGCAACTGGTTTGTTCAGTTCTACTGAATATAATGTTGCTTATAATAGGATTATTGATTTGGCTGAGGAAAGAGATTTTGAGATGACAATTAATTGGTGTCAACCTGAAGCTTGGCGTACTGTCCCAGTAATGCAGGGATTGACTGTCAATAGGTTGTTTAATGCCGGTAATTTGTTACCTCTTGCTGACAGGACTAATGGTATGTTGCAAGTTTCTGTACTGAATGAACTTACAACACCCAATAGCACTGTTCGTGCTCCTATCCAAATTAATGTTTTTGCGCGAGCTGGACCTGATCTGGAATTCGCCAACCCTACTGGTGGGCGTTTGGAGCAATTGACTTGGGCACCCTTTGTGGCTGGTCGTTCTGAGGCTATTACCCCAGAAGCTGGTTCTGAGGTTGTTGCCTCTGAGAATGAAGTTACGGATACAGGTATGTCTGCTAAAGCAGATAACGTTCCAGCAGCTGGTGTTGAACACATCAATGATGTTGGTGGAACTGCTATTTCACCCAGTGATGATACACTTTATGTGTATATGGGTGAGAAGGTCACTTCATTACGTTCTTTGATGAAGCGTTATGTTTTCCACGATATCTATGATGTTCCTGGTGGAGCATTGCCTTTGATTTATTTTAGGCAATTTGCTAGGAACTTTCCTGATTTAAGAGGTTACGCTGATGTATCTCGTTTGTCAGGAACTGGTAGCCCTTATAACTTTGTTCATATGACTTATTTGAATTGGATCACTCCGTGTTATCTCGGTTGGAGAGGTGGAATTCGTAGGAAAGTCCATCACGTTGGTCTTGACGAGCGCACGGTTCTTAATGTGTCTCGTTACTCCAATGCCATCACTGCTGATCAGCAGATTGATGAGTTCCAAGTCTATAGTAATAAGATTGACACAGTTCTTGCGCGTCAATTTAGAAATACTACGGACAACGGTAGGGGTGGCTCAGCACTTGTTCATGCAGCCGTTGGTGGCTGTATTGAGTATGAGTTGCCTTTTTATTCTGAGTATCGTTTTTGTCATACTCATGATCTTGGTAATGATGTCACTCTTACAAATAAGCCTAAGGGCTTGTTCCATGC